GATCTTTCAAATCATTGAACGTTGTAATCATGCTCATCGCATAATCAGGGGATCCCCCTTCGCAATTGATACGCAAATCCATTTGGGCGGTGGGCTCATCCTTCAATGCCTCTTTGATTTGCTCAAAGAAATAAAGGGCACTGTACTCCCAGATTCGACCAAATATTAAAACGTCCTTTGCCATTATAGAGGCGAATATTAACAGATTTCCGAATTATTCAAAATTTCGGGTAAAAAATTTCCTATTTGTCGCCATCCTTGGTCGGCGGTTCTGGCTCCGGTTCGGGTTCATTGAGCTCCAAAATTTCAATGCCCAATTCCTCGGCTTTGTCCTTTTCCCTTGCGTATTGATCCAAATTGGAATCAGCTTCGCCATTACCCAATGCCTCGGTTGCCGCCTGCAATGTGGTGAGCGGTAACGATGCGCCGGTTGCCCCGAGTTTCGCGCGTTCGGCCATAACTTCTTTTAACGGATCAATGTGCGGCACGTTAGCGCCAATCCAACGGCACTTGCGGTATGCGCCTAATACCATTTCATTTCTCTCCAACCTGGCCACTAGATATCCCGGGGCCTGTATCTTTCCTTTCAAAATTTCTATATCCAAAAAGAATTCATAAATGGGTTGCTCAAACTGGTATGAATGATCATCCCGGGTAACTAATAATTTATGCTCCCAATCCTTGAGCGCCGCACGGCTCGCCGAAAAACTATCGTTGTATTTTGATAATGCAACGTTGGGTGGAATGCCGATCGTTGCGCAAAGGATATCAAAATTTATCTCGTAAAAATCTTTGAAATACAATTCATTCTTTGAATCAACCGCCTCGAGCTCTGAGTTAATTGGGAGATTCCAAGTTTGTTTATTTGTCGTTGCCTGAATCTTGTTGGCAAGATAGTTGCCCACCGCATCAATAGGCAATTCAGCCGGATCCTCGGCATTGATATTTATTGCCCTAACGATTTGTTGGGCTGCAGGATTTTCGCCGGTGGATCCGAGTTTGTGTTTTACAGTGTAAACAATTTTTTGCCTTTCCTCGGCGCTACCTAACGTTGCCTCCTTGTATCGGCCGAGCTTTGCGGCACCCTCGAGGATTACAGAAAGTAAAGGCAATCCGCGTACATTGTCCAAACGGTATTCCAATCCATAAACCATGAACGCCATTTTAATTCCTGACTTTGGCCCGTACGCGGGTATCCGATCAAACTGATTGTACGCGCCATCGCGCAATACATAGTATGCAACGTGTTGACCATTCGGCGCAATCTCAATGCCGTGCTTTATAGTATTACCATTCTCTTTTGCGAATCCATACAACTCATTGCCGTACGCCGGCGACTGTATATGCGCACCATCAATCAATTGGATTGTTGGGTATCCGTTCTCATATCTCAACACAACCAGGCAATCACCGCCAATGAGTGAATTGATGAAAGCACGTTTAGAGATCTTACTACGTTTCCACATGCGCGCAAAATCACACATGCGGCCGTTGCCACTATATATCTCAAACCTGGCCTCAACCAATTTCGTCCATTTCTCGAAATCCATTCCGTTGATCCCCTCGGATTCCAACACAAGTCTCGACGGCTCGGCGTTGAATTTTAATCCGGTACCGATCACCCATGTTGCGTACTTATAAATTACAATCTGGGCAATTTCATTCTCCAACATCGCTTGCCATGATCGCATGCGTAATGCGGCATAATCCAGGTAATACGATCGTATCGGCCCGATCTCACCGGCATCCTTTTCGCCGTTGAATGTGTGGGTATAGATGATTCGTGATACGCCGGTACGCTCGACAACGGCCGTGATCACCGGCATGGTTGTGGATGGCTGTATTGAATGTCCTGGCAGGTCGGCCAGGGTTGGCAAATACTCTCTGAATTTTTCCAAAATATTCATCGGCGCGTGAAATTGGTATTGTGCATTAACCTGGTCAGACGTCCCGCCATACGATTTACGTACATCTGTTTTATAACTTCAAAACCATTGTACGCATCGGTGATCTCTTTGGAATTTCGGTACGTTTCCTGGATTATGGTTTGGCCATCATTCAACGAGTATTGCGTAATATGTCCAACCTCAACCGCTTTCATGGCGGTGGTTAGTAACGCATCTTGTACCGCGTTGATGGCTGCAATTTTTTGTTTTAGTGTGGTGCATGAGTCAACGTACTCAGATGCTTTTAAAAAAATCATTCCGTCGGCCATAGTCCCAAATCTAATTATAAACTTTTAATTTCTTCAATCTTGGCATCCTCAATGCTGGCCGTGCTGGGTTGGGCTGGGATGCCGGTTCCTGGGGTTGGAATTGATGGCGGCCCCGATCCCGCGGTTGGGTGCATGTGCGTATTAAAGGCATTCACCAAATCGTTGTGATCATCCCGTAATTGATTGAATCCGGATTCAAGTTCCTGGAATCGGGTGAGATTTTTAGAGTTGCCACCGAGCTCCATTGTGCCATCATTTTTCAACCAGGTATAAAACTTAATCTCGCCGTTTTCGTCGGTTGAGTATGTCCGAATTTCGCCGATCTCAGCCAATTGATTTTTGTTGAGATATCCAATGATAACCGTTTCCCCTTTCTCGTTTGTGGGCGCGTAAATCGCAATGAGATCCTTTACCGGGTTGCTGTCGATTCCGTGCGGCGCCGCCTGTAATGCTGTTTGTATATCATCTTTCCGGCCAAACCTGAGAAACTTGATTATCCTTTTTCCTGCATCATCCAGATCGGTGGATATTACTTTGATCAATGAAAGCATTTTCAATGTTGGTTTATTCCTTCAAAAATATATTTGGGCGTCTCGAGGGAATACACTTCCGGCAAACAGCATGTGAGCGTTGCGGTGAGTGCTTTACTATCGCCCTCATAACTCACCTCTTCAACAAACAACTTTGTTTTTTTGTAAATATAAATCTCGGGATTCAGTACCGTGATGTTAGTGTTGGGAATGATGATTTGTTTGGCATTCACTTGCCAACTGTCTGTGGTAATCATCACTTTCAGGTTTTTCAACTCAGCGGCCAAAATCATTTTTGCGGCCGTCTCGGTATCATTGTCCGTACCTGAACTTTGCACCGATACATGCGGGCGGTACACGTACGGTACGTATGGGTTTCGGATTTCAGATTCACCGGCGTTGCCGCCATTGGCGCTCTGTTGTTTGATAACTTTTATATGCGAGTGCATCCCCTGGCCGTTAAATGAAAGACTCATTTTTGTGAATGGAATACTTTGCGCACCTTTTTTTGTGATATCAAAATCCAATATTGGTTTGGATCCGGTTGCCGCCTTTGTGAAAACCAAGTTACCGTAAACATCATGGCTAACAACAACTCCCTTTTGCTGGGCAAGTTCAATGAGATACGCCGCCACTGTCTGTTGTGCCTCGGCCGTGGTTTTCGAAAATGATTCATTCATCACATCCTCAACGGCCTTATGTACAATAACTTTTACTCCAAACGGTTCAACGAATTTCGATGCAATTTCCTTTAACGACAATCCATCGCACTGCAGCGGGTACGCCTCGGCGGGTATCTGGCAATCATTCAAAAACCCTGGCCTTGAATAACCGGCGATCTGTGCCATATCGCGTTGCTCGCTATTTGCAAAACCCTCTGAGATTGCATACCCAGTTAACAAGCGTTGTTGGTTGTGATCAACATTTACCTCATGGAAATGGCTAACGCAATACATTTCTTTTTGCTGCAGGTTGTCCGGATTGAAATACCCAGCAAATGCAAATGATGATGCAACGGAATCATGGCGCAAATCCAATTTGAATTTGTCAAAAAATTGCACCTTTCGTTTTCGGATCCTGTCGTTGATCGTTATTTCCATCACACGTAATAAACAATTGCAGTATTCTTTTTGACAATGAGCATATCATTGATGCCCAGGTTATTCGTGCGGATAAATTTTTCCAAATTTTCATCAGAGATATCCAAGCCGTAAAACCGGTGAGCAAGTAACACGGCATTGCTATCATCCTCGAGGATAACGGTGCGTTGTTGTTTGCTGTCCAATGCAATATTGAAAAGATTGGCGAGCGTATAATTTACCAAATCATTAATGCCGCGCAACGAATCGGCATCGGGTATATAACTGTTTACGTTTCCCCCGTTTTCGGTTTGCATGCCATCAAGATCCTCGAGGTATTGGTTGTATCTAGCCAACACAATTTCCACCATCCGGAAAACATCATCACGGGTTTCGTAATCAC